TCGACCTCCGAAAAGGTGAACCCTAACGAGGTCGAAAGCGTTGCGGAGATGCCCGCTTGCGGGGTCGGTGCTGTGGGTTGAAAAGGCAAAAAGCCCATTTTCGTAAACCACTAAGCCGTTTGAGGTTGAGCCTTTTAAATAGGTGTAGCGTGTAGAACTTTCTTGCTTATAGATTTCAGAGAGAAAAGCGTCTATCGCTTCGGGTATTGTGTACGTTCTGCAAAATACACCGACCCAGCCATCTTTTTTAAGTGGGTTTTCTTGCTTACTAACTTCTCGCTTTATTTCTGCGGGGACACGAGAAGAGTAGGACCACTCGGAGCGGTCTTGCCACCTTCTGTAATTCTCTTTTAGGATGGCTTTGCCGTCTAGCCATTCGCCTTCTTGATATTCGAAGATATATTCGCCATCTACTGGGGTAGAGGGGTAGTACATAAATCGGGCGGGCTGAAAGGTCGTGTCGTCAAATTGATTAATACCGCAACAACTTGCAATATAACGAGATATTGCTTCGTATTCTTCGGGTGTGACTTCTTCTTTCAAGGGGATTAAAAGCCTTAAACGAGGTTTTTCAGGCGTGTGTTTGTGCGTCGAATAAACGGCGGCAGCACAATCGAAGAGCATACAAAAGTTATCCCACAAATCCCCTTTGCCCTCGTCGATGTCTAGCGTAATTAATTGACGTGCTAAAACACTGTTATTTCCCCTTTTCCCCCCAATCAAATAACCTCCAAAGAATCCGCCAACGTCTTTAATATTGTCCTGCTCGTTCTTCTTTAAGGCTAAAAACTGCTTAATCGTTTCGCCTGTCCTTGTGGTCTTTTGAAGTTTATTTAATAGATCTTGCCACGTTGTTTCGCCATTGCGCCAAGTCTTAGTAAATCGAGTTGCGGCCGTTGCAATTTGCAATTTGCCGTTATATTGTAATTCAATCATAGCTCTTTTAATCTTTTAAATAATAGGGGGTTGTATAACCTTCGCCCTTTAGAGGTAAATCGGGGGCAAAACTTATAGGCGTTGCAAAGATTTTTTTAATCTCGTTTAAAGCCTCTGCGCTGTCACTTGCGGGAACTTCTGCTATTATCTCGTCGTGAACGTGAAAGCAAATGTTATAGCCTTTTTCTGTAACTCTCCAAATCGTTTCACCGAGACAATCTCGGGCAATTGCCTGCACAATATTTTCGACGAGCTTCCCGCCATAGGCTTCTGTTTCTTGCCATTGGCGTGTCGTTTGGTTTTGCGACATGTAGCAAATTTTATTATCTACTATTTTAGCAAGCGGGTAGGAGAGCAAACGCCCAGAAGGTAGTTTAATTTGCAAAATGCTGCTAACTGCTCTAAATATTAATCCGCCTTGCTTTAGCTTGATAATTCTATTGTATAGGATAGCTTCTTTAGCTGCTTTTTCTACATCTCTCCATAGCTTTACGATATTAGGAGAGGCGTTTCGCCAACTGCTAACAATTTGGCTAATTTCGGGGTCGCTTAAGCCCATTTTGTCCGCCCCCATTATTTTAAGAGCGTTTGCTCCGCCTTCATAACCGAGAGCAAGTTCAGCTATTTTGCCTTTTTGCCTTAATGGAGAGTCGTGTGTTATCGTTTTTTCGTCTACGCCAAACATTCTCGCCGCTGAGGCTTCGTAAATTCGCCCGCTGCCTTTGAAAATTTTTAATCGCCATTCTTCACCCGCTAGCCATGCAATGACACGAGCCTCGATAGCTGAAAAATCGCACACGCAAAAAGTATAATTTTCTTTTGCAATAAAAGCCGTACGAATGAGCTGCGAGAGAATATCTGCTACATCTCCGAAGGTGAGTTCTAGCATTTCAAAGTCATTCTTTTTAACTAGCTCCCTTGCTAGTGCTAAATCTTTCGAGGAGTTTCGAGGTAGGTTGTGGACCTGGACGATCCTGCCTGCCCATCGCCCCGTCTTTGCTCCGTAAAATTGTAGCAAGTCATGTAGTTTATTGCCTGAGCAAACCGCTTTAATCATCGCCTCGTATTTTTTCACCGACGTCTTTGCGCTCATCGCACGGAGTTCTAAAACTCTCTTTACTTCCTTACTTGCTCCTTTTGCTAGTTCCTTAGCGTCGTCTTTTGCTAGGCTTTGAATTGTTATACCTAACTTATAGGATAGCCATTGCTTTAGCTGTGTAGGAGAGTTCGGGTTGTCGAGATTTGTTATTTCTTTCATCTCCTCGAAGATCTCGTCTTGCGCCTCGTCGTGCATTCGTATAGCGTTCTTAGCAAGTTCTATATCGACGCCTACACCCTCGTCGTGCATCTTTTGGTCGAAGACATACAACGCACGTTCGAAAGGTGTAACGGGGTTTAAATTATCATTGCAAACCTTTCTTTGTATCGCAAGCTCCACCTCTACGTCTCGAACGCAATAGCGTTTAAACGCCTCCCACTTCTCGGGCGAGTGCTCGGGTAGGTTTCGAGTTCTTCCCCCGTTTACTTTCGTCGGCTTGCATGGTATTGAAAAATATCTTATTAGCTCTTTGCCTTCTTTTAGTTTCTTATTTTTGAGTTTTAAAACCTCTCCGCAATTATCAAGCGAAGCGGGCAAGCCGAGCATTAAAGCCCTTACTTGTGTGCATTGCCATTGCTCGGGGTTGAGGGTTTTTCCTAAAAACTTACCAAGACAAACACGTTCAAAAGCTGCGTTAAACGCTGTTTTAATTACGTTCTTATCTGTTATCGCTTTTAATATTTTTTCGGGTATTTTTTCGCCCTGCGCTAAGTCAATAATTTGCACTTTGCCCCCGTCGCAAGAATAGGCAAAAAGCAAAATATTAAAGTTTGGCGTATCTACATAGTTGTGAATTCCGTTTGAAATGTCGTTATCTGAGAATGTCTCTATGTCGATAGATAAGATTTTAATAGGCTCTTCGCTGTTTAGGATTCTATAACCTTCTATATCGCTTAAAACCTTATCAACTGCGAAGGCAAAATCGTAAGAAGTTGCAAAGAGATTAAAGATTTTTTCTACTGCTTCGCCATTTTCTCCACCCTCATAGGTATAGCGTTTTTCTGTGTGTACAAAGCCTATCTTATTTTTTGTAACGTTGGATAACGAACGTGCGCTAATGAAGAGTTGTTCTGTGACTTCTTGCAGCATCGTGGGCTTTGCAAAATCAAAACCCGCAAGGGTTAAAGCCTCTGTAAGGATTGCGAGTTCGTGGCAAATTGGATTACCAAAATCGAAGGCGGTTAAAAATACATTTTCAGCTATTTTAAAATAGACATCTCTGCTATACTTTAGTTCGAATTCTCTGAGGTTCATAAGGCAAAAGGGATTAAAAGCGTGAGGGGTTTTACCCCCTCACTACATAGTTCATTAAAGAAAACAGTGGATTATTACTACTTATTAAAGTGTATCTCTTATTAAATTAAAACTTTAAAATATTTATTACTCTCTATTTTTAGAACATGTCGTCGTCGTTGGTTGCGGGTAATTCTTCGTCGATCTCCATGTCTGAGAACTCAGCCTCAGCACTTGAACGACCGCCCAAAGGCTCACCGTCTGCGACTTTTAGAACGTTGTTCAAACCTGCGGCAATTCCTTTGTTACCGCTAGTGTTGTAAGCATAAAAGTTAACGCTAGCATAGACATAGCAACCGCTATACATCTCTTCTTCGTCCTCGAGGTTTTCGATGATATTTTGCTTTTTGCCGTCTACCACTTTTGTGCCTTTGAACACGCTAACGCCTGGCTTTGTCTTGCAAGATGCGTTAATGAAGTAAGCGCCTTTATAGGCTTCATCGTCTGGGCGTTCCTCGTCTCCATCTCTCAAAGGAGTTTTAATTCTCTCGAGTTTGGCGTTAGCCCCTAATGTCGTTTTACCATAATCGAAAGCGTTTTTAATAGCTTGCTCGATTTGAGCTATTAACGCTTTGTTTTCCTTTGGGATAATCAAAGAAATTGAATACTTTGGCTCAGCACCTTCGACCCCTTTAGGGTGGAACACGCTTACATAGCTTGCACGGGCTTTGCCGATTTTAACTCTTGTCGTCAATTGACCATTTTCCATGTTTTTAAAATTAAAAAAATTAATAATTATACTTCTATATCTGTGTTAATGA